ATTGATGGCAAAGCAGTAGCCTCTGCATTACAAGACTCATCTCTTTCAGGAATCGGATCATCAGTTAATCGAATTACAAGCGAGAGATAAATGGCGCTACCAGCAACTATCTCGGTATCCTTTGATTTCTCATCTGGCGCAACCTTTGGTTATCCCTTTACCATTGGCGACTCCAAATATGGAATTCTAGGTACTGGCACGCTGGCAGGTTCTACAGTCCCAGAACCAATAGTTGACTTAACTCCTAACGTTCGCAGCATTACTATTGATCGTGGTCGCAATATTCAGTCCGATACTTATGTATCAGGCACAGCAGTTATCAGAGTCTATGACCAAGATGGCTCATGGAATCCACAGAACGTAAATTCAATTTATTACCCATACCTAGTGCCACTTCGCAAGATTCGTGTATCAGCCACAACAGCCACATCTCAAAAGTTTTTATTTTCTGGCTACACAACAGAGTACCGATATACTTATGATCAGGCAGAAAACGTCGGCTATGTGGATATTTACGCAGCTGACGCTTTTCGCTTATTTAACCTAGCCCAAGTGACAACTGTGGCAGACTCTGGTGCAGGACAGGCAACAGGCACACGCATAGGCAAAATTCTTGACCAGATTCAATTCCCTAGCAGCATGAGAACTATTACAACAGCAAACAATTCTCTTTGCCAGGCTGACCCAGGCACACTCCGCTTGTCCTTAGAAGCCCTCAAGAATGTCGAGTTCTCGGAGCAGGGAGCGTTCTATATCGATGGTTCAGGCACAGCAATATTCAAGAGCCGCAATCAAGTAGCCTCATCTATCTCTGGCACTCCTATTGAGTTCAATCAAACTACTGGCATCCCTTATCGCAATCTAGTTTTTGCCTTTGATGACAAGCTCATCATCAACACAGCCAGCATCCAGCGCATAGGCGGCACAGCGCAGACCTATCAGAACGCTGCCAGCGTGACTAGGTACTTCCCTCATCAATATTCAGCCCAAAAACTTGTCATTGATACCGATGAGAATGCTCTTAATATTGCTGCTACTTATGTGGCTACTAGAGCAGAGACAGTAATCCGCATTGATGCCATGACTGTTGATTTACTAGACACAGCAGTCCCAACGGACACAATGATTGGCTTGGAGTATTTCACCAACGTCAGAATCTCAAACGTCCAACCGGACAATTCAACCATTGTCAAGACCTTGCAGGTGCAGGGGCTTAAATGGGAAATCAGCCCAAATGCAATGCAAGTAACAGTTACAACACTTGAGCCCATCGTCGATGGATTCATCATTGGCAGCGCAGAACGCGGTATAATTGGCGCGTCTGCAATGACTTACTAGGAGATAAATAATGGCAACAGGCTTCCCATCTAGCACGGGAGATATCCTTACCAGTGCAATGTTCAACGGGCTCATTACTTTTACTGTTGGATCAGACCAGACAGCGGATTACACAACAGTTTTAACTGACCAATACCAGACCTTAGTGCCCATGAACAAGGCCACAGCAGTAGCCTTTAAGATTCCTACTAACGCCTCTGTAGCCTTCCCGGTAGGCACAGCCATCACAATCCTTAACAAGGGTGCTGGACTCTGCACAATCAGCGCAACAACTTCTGGTACAACCACAGTTCTTTCAGCCGGTGCAGTAGCAGCTTCTCCAACCTTGGCTCAATACAAGACAGCGGTCTGCATTAAGACTGCCACAGATACTTGGTACGTCGCTGGTGGCATTGCATAATGATTGGTGCAATTACAGCAGGATTACTTACACCAGCTGCACCATCAACAGTTAGTAGCGTTGATTACCTTGTAGTTGCAGGTGGCGGAGCAGGCGGTGGCGGTTACGGCGCTGGTGGCGGTGCGGGTGGATTTAGAACTGGAACGTCCTTTGCTGTAAGCAACTCATTTACTGTAACTATTGGCGCAGGTGGAACTTCCAGTACAAACGACGGCACTAGCGGATCAAATAGTGTTTTCTCTACAATTACAAGTGCAGGTGGCGGCGGAGCTAGAGGTAACGGCGGTGGCGTAGGACTTGCCGGTGGTTCAGGTGCAGGTGGAAACCGAGGAGCCGGTGCGGCAGGTAACACACCTTCAACTTCTCCTTCACAGGGTAATAACGGCGGTTCGGGTGATAACAATGCACCGAACTATGGTTCAGGCGGTGGCGGCGGAGCCGATGCACAAGGTCTTAACGGAACTACTACTACTGGCGCAAACGGCGGAGCTGGTAAAGCCAATTCAATTTCCGGTTCGTCTATTACTTACGCTGGCGGCGGAGCTGGTGGAACATTTGATGGCGGAACAGCGGGAACAGGTGGAGTTGGCGGCGGTGGTAACGCTGGCGCAGCAGGCGGAACTAACGTAGGTCAAGCTGGTACTACTAATCTTGGCGGGGGTGGTGGCGGAGCAAGCTACGCCGGCGGTGCTGGAGTATCGGGTGGAAACGGCGGCTCTGGAATTGTTGTGATTTCCTATGCAGATACTTTCCCCGATTTGACTTCAATCGGTGGTGGATTGACATTTACAAAGACCACTCCAACAGGTTACAAGGTTTACACATTTACTGCCGGAACAGGAACAGTGACAATCTAATGGCACATTACGCTTTCCTAGATGAGAACAATATTGTTACCGAAGTAATTGTAGGTAAAGACGAGACCGAACTTATTGACGGATTAACGCCTGAAGAATGGTACGCAAATTTCAGAGGTCAGACTTGCGTTCGTACTTCCTACAATGGAAACATTAGATATAACTATGCTGGGATTGGATATACATACAATCCAGTAGATGACGCTTTTATAGCTCCAATGCCTGAATGTGGTCATGAAGAACTAATACTTACAGCTGACAAGAAATGGGAATGTTCTAATGAAGCCCATACTCTGTAAAGCCGGACAGCAGTTAAGAGAGCAATTTGATGATTGTTTCCCTGACAGAGACCGACGTTCCGATGGATGGATTGCCGATGCGCGTCATCTCGCAGGTGGTAAATCAGACCATTGTGCTGACCCGACTGGGATTGTTAGAGCATTTGACTGCGACAGGGATTTACATGGAGTATCAAAGCCGGACGAAATGCCTTACGTTGTCGATCAACTACGAATACTTGCCAAGTCTAAAAAAGATGGTGGAAGATTGTCCTACATCATATTTGACGGCTTTATTGCCTCGCCGAAGAAGTCTTGGGTTTGGCGTAAATATGTGGGGAGTAATCAGCACCGCCACCACGCACATTTTAGCTTTACGAAAAAAGGCGATGCAGATGGCTCGTTCTTTAATATCCCAATGTTAGGCGGAAAAGCATGAATATGAAGCACCCAGCAATCATCTCCCTCGGAGCGTTTCTGGCAGTATGGGGAACTACCTCTAACTTTGCCCTGGACTATCGCTCAATCCTTGGTGCAGTTGTAGCCGGCGTATTCGGATACGCAACGCCTAAGAAGTGACAGCGCAGGACTACGCGGCACTATCAGTCGCTATCATTTCAATCCTTGGCGGCGTTGCAGCTTATGTCCAGTTCATGATTAAGCACTACTTGTCAGAGTTACGCCCTAACGGCGGCTCATCTATAAAGGATCAGGTTAATCGACTAGAAGCGCGTGTCGATACAATCATCGAGCTGTTAGGTAAGTAACACTTATCCCATGACAGCCAAGAAGAAGCCTGTTACGCGGAGAAAGAAGGTTATTGACCTTGACACTTATTCTGCTTTGGACGCTTACTGTATTAGTATCAATGAGTATTTTAAGTCATTGAAAAGAGCCGGGTTCAGCGAGACTAATGCGCTGTGGATTATTGCAGAGCGTGACGCTTTCCCTGATTGGATTCTTCCCACACTCCCAAACAAAATCGATGCTGATCCCTACGAGGACGAGGATTAAATCATGAAACGGACTGTGGTCTTTCCAGATTTGCAATGTCCTTATGAAGATTCACATTTAGTCAATAACTTTGCCTTGTTCATTAAGGCTTATCGCCCTGATGCAGTCCTTACAATTGGGGATGAAATTGACCTTCCTCAGATATCGCGTTGGGAAGAAAACAAGCCTGGTTGGTACGAGCAAACTCTTGCGGCTGACAGAGACCACACAGTAGAGGTGTTGTGGAAACTGACCGAGCACGTCAAGGAAGCCCACATGATCCGTAGCAACCACACAGACAGGCTTTACAAGGTAATCATGAATAAGATTCCAGCCTTCTTAAGTCTGCCCGAGTTACGCTTTGAGAAGTTTTTGAAACTCGATGAGCTTGGGATAAAATTCTGGAAAGAGCCAATGCCTATAGCAAAAGGCTGGATTGCCATTCATGGCGATTTAGGGGGTCTTAACCCAAACCCAGGCATGAGCGCGTTGAACCAGGCTCGCAAGCATGGGGTCAATGTCATTATGGGGCACACGCACAGAGCCGGCAGGAGTGCCCATTCAGAGGCTTCTAACGGGGTTTTAAGACGTGTTCTCCATGGAGTTGAAGTAGGACATGCAATGAGTCTAAAACACGCCAAATACGTGTCTACGCCCAACTGGCAGCAAGCCTTCGCCATAGTCAAAGAACATGGCAAGAACGTCCAGGTTGATCTTATTTATGTGGAAAAGGATGGGACATTTATTGTGGACGGCAAGGTCTATGGAAGGGTTCGCTAGACCTGACTTCGGGGACGAGGTTGTGGATAACATTGTTATCGTTTCGTTATTAAAACATGGTTGGTGTCGGCTAGTCCTGATGTAATCTTTTCCTGTAGGCAAAATTTGTACTACAGAAAGGGCTCAAATGTTTTCTACAATTTCAGAAGTAGAGCAAGACTTTGAAAGACTGACAGAAGTATCAATGCTATTCCACGGATCAGACTGGGAAGCTCAAGAAGGTCGCTTTACAGATGGCGACATTAACTACAGCCACAAGGTTGCTTATTGGTTCGAGCGGTATTCAGACGTGGTTCTAGCCAAGGCATTGCTTAAAGGCATGAACGAGGATTACACAGTTCTCTTTGATTCGGTTATGGAACAATGGATTATCACCTCAACTTACGCGACTGTGACGTGGCGATAATGAATCACGATCACATCGTTATCTTTTCAATGCTGATAGGTGCTATGCCTGGTTTCTTGTTTGGCTACATGAAGGGGCATGAGAACGGACTAAAGCAAGCACGTCAGTCTTATCTCCGGCTTACACGTCAGTTGCAACAGCACCAGGTTAATCGATGAATGCCAATGAACTTTTACAATCAGCAGGGGACACTATCAGAGTCCGTAACGCTACTCACGGCGATGCTAAAGACAACTTGCGCCGAACCGGGATGCTCTTATCTGCGTATCTCGAAATTCCAATACACGATTACCAAGTCGCAGTCATTATGCAATTGGTCAAAATCAGTAGAACTCAAGAGTCCCCATACGTGCTTGACCATTGGCTCGATTTGCTTGGTTATGGAGCGCTGGCAGGAGAGCTCGCTCTTGGAGAGGAACTCAATTGATGTTTAATTTATCAGAGTATCAGACATGTGCAGAAAGACTGGAACTATTTTGGAAGGATCACCCAGATGGCAGGATTGATACAAAACTTATTGAGGCAAGTGCTTCGCGCTTTATCGTACAAGCTTTTGTTTATAGAACTGAAGTTGATCAATACCCTTGGGCTTCTGGGCTCGCAGAAGAAACGATATCGGGTCGTGGAGTCAATGCTACTTCGGCTCTTGAAAATTGTGAGACGAGCAGCCTTGCCAGGGCGCTTGCGAATGCTGGATACAGCCCTAAAGGCGAGCCAAGCAAGAGGGCAAGTAGAGAAGAAATGAGTAAGGTCGAGGAACAGTCTAAGGTAAAGGCTGAAATCGATAAGGTAAAGGCTAAGATGAATGCGTCAGCCGGTGAGTACATACCAGTAGAAAAGGCACACGATCCATGGACTACAGCTCCAGCACAGCAAGCACAGACTTTGGAGAGTGCAGTCGAGATGGTGAAATCATCACTTGGTGGCACAATGCCGGACGAGAGCTGTATTCATGGCGAAAGAGTGTGGAAGACCGGGACTAGCAAAGCGGGCAAGCCTTGGGGTCATTGGAAGTGCATTGCGCAGATTCTAGGTGATGCACAACGATGCGATCCTAGTTGGTACGAGATTGACAAAGAGACCGGGCAATGGAAGCCACAGGTGCAACGCTAATGGGGCATCTACAGTTCTTAAATCAAGATGGTGAATGGGAGACATTCCCAAGCCCAGAACAAGAAGCAAATCTAAGAGCTAATGCAGAGCTTCTGGAAGAACTGGGGTACAAGTTGTTATGCCAATTGTGTAATCAGTTTCCAAATGCTCGACAGATTAAAGAACGCTACTTAAAGCACGAGTGGACTTGCGAAAAATGTAGCACAATTAACTCTGCTGGCAAGGCATAACCTAATCAATGCCTAGTCAGAGTCGGAAGCACCGCGGTTACGCCACAGAGAGAAGCGTTGCGTTATTCCTGTCGCAATGGTGGGGTGGGGCTGCGGTGCAGCGAGGGAACGGCAAGGATGTTGTAAACGTACCCTTTGACTGCGAAATAAAGAGTCGCAGCACCTTCGCTCCGAGAGAATGGCTCAAACAAGCTACCAAGAGAGCCGCGGTTCATAATGAACTTCCGTTCGTGGTGTGTCGTATGAATGGACAATCTGATAAGCAGGAAGTCGTGCCTGAATATCTAGCATTCATGCGATTTGGTGACTTGGTTGAGCTATTACTTAGAGCCGGTTACGGCGATATTCAGAAAGATTCAGTACAATTAGAACCTGAACGTTGCACATCATGTGGATCGTGGAAGTTAAAGGAAGTCCCATGCAGGACATGTTCTAATGCCGATTTATGAGTTCCAATGCGACAACGAGGATTGCGAAGCTGATGCGAGGATAGAGAAAGAATTATCCATGTCAAAGGTTCAAGACGGAATTGAATGCCCATTCTGTAGTGAGCCCATGCGAAAGGTGTATTCAAGTGTTCCGGTTCATTTCAAATCTAATGGGTTCTATTCAACAGATAAATAGTTATACACAACTGTGGATAAGTAGCGTGCGACACGCATTTAACGCGGGAGTTATCCACATATTTGACAGGCATGATATCCTACAGGCTAGAGCCCTTAAAGGGGCTCACACAGCGCCGCTGAAGCGGGTAGCGCTGGGGGTAGCATTCGGATCAGTGGGAGCTCTATGCTTACCCATGGGTCACGCATCTAGTGGCTCAATAGAAGCAATTGATCCAAAGACTTACGTACGTTCGACAATGAATAAGAAACAAGCTGTATGCCTATTAAGACTTATAGGTAAAGAGAGCGCTTGGAATGCACAAGCAATAGGCAATCTATCTAGTCCAAGTAAAAGTTATACCTATGGATTATTACAGTTAAAGAATCCCATTGCTAAAGATATAAGTGCAATTGAACAGATACACTTAGGACTTAAGTACATTGACCACAGGTATGATGGTGATACATGCAAAGCATGGAATCATTGGAAGAATAGAGGATGGCATTGAGTAGCAAGAAGGGTGATCCTCGCAATACCAAGGCTTACCGCAGAGCTAGACTCAAGGTGTTGGTTAGAGATGGGCATGTGTGTATGTACTGCGGTTCAAATGAGGACTTAACTATTGATCATGTGTTGTCCATTAAAAACCATCCTGAACTATCCATGGATTTACAGAACATGGTCATCGCTTGCAAATCGTGTAACAGCAAGAAGGGCAGCCGCTCACAAGGCGTTTTTTTGGCACAAAGGGACAC